CGAACATTATCACAATCAATCCAGCCACCTTCTGCGCCGTACTGTGTATTTTGCTTATCTATTCCTGGCCTAAACTGTAGTTTTGATATGGGCATAATATGCCACCATACCATCAGAAAGCCCAGCTGACAAATGAATATCTAGTGCCTTTTTTAACTTCAGTTACTTCATGAGGATATAAAAAGCATGAAGGAAATATACAAATATCTCCTGTCTTTAGATTCATGGATTTATCACAAATGACTAAATCACCACCTGTATAATCTTCATTTAAATTACCTACATAAGATAGAACTGGTATTCCTTTATTCTGACCATCAAAGATTGAATGAATATGATCATAATGTTTTCTCATAATTGTTCCTTTGGAATACTTATTAAATCTAATAGGTGTAAATTTATGAACTAGTTGCGATGTTTTTCTATTCTCTGTTATTGCAAACTTGTCATTATATTCTTTTGTAATTTGAAACATGAATGGAATAAACTTTTGCTGCAGTTCTTGAGTAATGGATAATACATCTAGTTCTTTAGTTTTCTCCGATTGCATAGATCCTGTATTTGGATCATACCATTGATGTTTAGTCCAACTTTTGTTTTTAATCTCTTTTAATACTTCTTTACAAAATTCTTTAGGAAGTATGTTCTTTTTGTATATGTAATCAACGACCTTCATAGATATCCTTTAAGTTTAAGTAAGTTAATGATTGCTCTGACCCCAAAGATTCTTTGACAAAGGTATTAAAGGATAAACTAATCCTTACCTCATCAGAAGTGTTTTTTGGTACAGAGTGTCTTAAATGTGATGGAAACAAAATCAATTCACCTGATACCAATGGTAAATAAAATGTTTCACTATTTAAGCTGTTAAATTTTTCAAAGTTTAATTTAAGCATATCAAACTGTGTTTTAGAAAACATAATAGGCGGTAAGTGTTTATCTATTCTAAAATAGAACACACCTGATACAATAGAGTTTGGGTGAATATGCTCATGATGCACGGACCCTTTTGGATTAGTATTACACCAAGATTGAGTGATAACTAATTTCTCTTTCGCTAACATAATCTCTCTTGTAAAAATATCTAATGAATTTTCACAAAACTTTTTTATTTTTTGTAATTGTTTTTTTCTAAATACAAATGAATCTTTGGATCTAAAGTTTCCATTTGCACCATTTGGATTGTATTGTAGTTTTTCTACAAATGCCAATTCTTTACTCAAGTCATTTTCATACTTGGTAATTAATAATGGTACTGCAAATAATTGCAATATTTCTTTCCTCATTTTCAAGAAAGTATTATATGATTTTTAGAATAATGTAAATGTTATTGTGTTCCTGCGTTTGCATTTGAAGAACCAGCTAAACCATAAGTTGCTGCTAATAGATCACCAAAATCAGAAGCATTACCAGTTGATGCTATTGTTACATAGTCTATAATATTTTCATTTCCACTTGGAGTTCTTCCACCAGCAGCTAAACCTTTAATACTATTATCTATTCCAGCTAAATAAGCTCTTCCAACTGTTAAATCTCCAAAATCTGTGGCGTTCCCTGTTGTCGCAATTGTTACAAAGTCTATAATATTAAAAGTACCAGCAGGATCTCCTCCACCTCCATCAGAAAACCCACCTACTCTACAACCTCTTGTAGTGCTTGCAAAGCCAGCTGTCATTCTAGCTGCATTTGTTAAACTTCCAAAGTTTGCAGAGTTACCTAAAGTAGCTATAGTTATAAAATCTATATTTGCATTTTGTGCATCTCCAGGAGCAGATCCTCCAAATTGTAATGCTCTTGTTGAATTAGTTGCCGCACCTAATCTGTATCTAGGTGTTGCTAGATCTCCAAAATCTGTAGAATTTCCAACAGAAGCCATTGTAATAAAATCTATTACGTTAGTTCCACCACCTGGAGCAGCTCCTCCAGCTAAAATTCCTCTTGTTGAATTATTTCCACCAGCTGATCCACTTCTTCTTCCAACTGTTAAATCTCCAAAATCTGTAGCATTACCAACTGAAGCGATAGTTACAAAATCTATTACATTTGAAAAAGGAGTTCCAGGTCCTGCATTTCCTCCTTGCCAAATACCTCTAGTTGTACTTGCAACAGCATTATTTCCAGTTCCTCTAGTTTGAGTTAAATCTCCAAAATCAATTGTGTTACCAGAAGAAGTAATATTAAAATATTGAATGACGTTAGTCACAGTTGGAGTATATCCTCCACCAAAAAATCCAATAGCAGGTAGTGAAGGCCAGTTATTCCCAAGCCTTGCATTATAAACTTGTTTCAAGTTCCAGATATATGAATTAGGTCCTGATGGTGATGGGAATGGCATTATTGTTTCGTTCCTTGATACCCATCGCTTAAACCGCCATGAGAGTTACTAGCTGCTGCATTGATTTGTCCACCTGAACTTGCTAATTCTCCAAAACTTGTTGAATTACCTAATGATGCAATATTTACAAAAGTAATATTATTTTGAGCAGTAGAACTTGCAACTCCTGCTCCGAATACTCCTCTAATTGAATTTGAAGTAGCACCTAATGCATATCTTGCTGAAGACAAATCTCCAAAGTCTGTAGCATTACTTTCTGAAGCAATAGTTATAAAATCAATTGTATTAACATTAGTTGGAGTTACACCGCCTGCAAATAATCCTCTTGTAGAACTTGAGGTTGAAGCTAAAGATCTTCTAGCTTGAGTTAAATCACCAAAGTCTGTTGCATTTCCAGCTGTTGCTATAGTTACAAAATCAATAATATTATAAAATGGAGCAGGTACAGTAAAACCTCCACCAAATATAGCTCTTGTTGGCGAAGCAGTTGCAGCTAATCCTTGTCTTGCTTGAGTTAGATCTCCAAAGTCTGTGGCATTACCAATTGATGCCATTGTAACAAAATCAATAACATTACCTCTTGAATTACCTCCACCTCCAAATAAACCTTTTGTAGAATTTGAAGCACCTGATGTTGAATAAGTTGCAACAGATAAATCTCCAAAATCTGCTGCATTACCCGCTGTATTTAATGTTACGAAATCAATTACATTTTGAGCTGTAGGAGTATATCCACCTGCAAATAATCCTCTAACTAAAGATCCAACAGATGTTAAGTCTCTTCTGGCTGTAGTTAAGTTACCAAAACTTGTAGCATTGCCTGTTGTTGAAAGTGTAATTTGATTTATTTCACTTAAATTAGTACTTGGAAATATTCCTCCACCTCCCCATAAACCTATGGCTCCAAAATTAGGCCACGTTCCACCGCTAACGTTATTGTAAACGTCATTGATGTTCCATACGCCTGTTGCGTTTCCAAATGTTGGAAATTGAGCCATTTAAAACTCCTAGCTATTTAAAACGTCTAATCTTGCCCAAGCCCAATTAGCTGCTGCTTGTTGATCAAAAGGAATTTGAGCTTCAAAATTTCCTGGTTGTGCAGGATCTGGTTGTTTCCAAGTTGAAGTGTAGCTGTTTAGGTAAGTAACTAAATCTGCTTTTGAATTAATTGCTTCTGCTTGTCCTGCTGGTAAAGATGAACCATCGCTAATACCAACTAACCACATATCTTGTGGAGAAGTTCCTGCGTTTGCAGTGTTTGGCCATTGGCCACCTACACCGTCATTACCTAAATACAAAAAACTAGGAATAGTTCCATTTGTATTTAGTTTGTATTTCATCATTTGTTTTGCCATGTTATATCTCCTGTAAAAGTGATTATATTACTATTTAAGCTTTGTCAATTCGTTTACATATTTGCCTCTAAAACAATACGAACCAAAATGACCTACTTCACACCAAGGTGCAGCCCAAATCTTACCACCCATTGTACGATACCTTTCACAAAAAGAATAGTCTTCGGATAACAATTCTTCACCTATATTTTTCACCTTAAAGAAGTTATAAACCTTGGCTTTTCCAATGGTAGCACCTCCATTAGTATAATAATCAGTTGTAGGTATCATTTGTTCAAATACCTGTCGTTTAATTAACATAAATCCTGATCCACCATATTTAATTTCAAATGGTGTTTTTACATCTTTCATCTTATGTTTATCTAAAGGTTGAAAGTTAAAGATTCCAGTAAATGGTTCATATGGTTTCTTCTTTGCTTTAATTCCTTTTTCAACACCTTCCCAATTGATTCCTTTCATAGGAACAATTCCAGTAATAATGTCTTTATCTGCTTTTAACATTAGAGCTACATCATTTGGACGAAACTCTTGATCTGCATCCATAAACAATAAATGTGATGCATCTGTTTTTAAAAATAGATGTGCTAGTAAATTTCTAGCTCTTGGTATTAAAGATTCATTACCAACAAAGATTGGAGTCATTTGATGACCATGTTGCATCATCGCCTCTTTAAGTCCAATTAAAGATGATACGTATTGGCTACAACACATACCACCAAACATGGGTGTGCCAACAACTAAATGCATTATTCTTTTTCTTCTTTTTCTAAATCTTCGTTTAATGTAGATAGTGACTTCTTATCAAGTAATTGAAATCCTCTACGATCAGCAAACTTAACAGAATCTTTTTTAAATAATTCTGCACAATGTTCTAACCATTGCATCGTCATTTCATGCGTTGGAGTTTCTCCTTTTGCAATCATTTCATTTTCTTGACGTAGATAATTATAAATTTCTCTTTGTGCTACTGCAGAGTTAATACCCATATCAAATAAGTAAATTAAATTACCTTCATCAATTTGTCCCCCGCGCGCGCGTGCGGCATTCAATGCTTGTTTCATACAAGTCATAATATGATATTTCACTTCTTCTATTTCATATTCTTCTTCAGTAATTTGTTCTTTACCTATTTTCTTTAAGATAGATTTATATTGTGTAGTAAAGAATGACATTTTACGAATCGCACCTTGAATGGAATTTAAAATATTAGATCTTTGAACTTTAAGTTTAAGAAGTTTTAATTCTATATGTTCTTTTTCAAGAAGTTCTAAATTAGGATCTTCTAATTGTTTCTTTCTTTTCTTAATCATAATATCGTTTTCAGCTATTTTTAAATGTGCTTCTTCCAAAGCCATTCTAGTTCTATCTATTTCGGCTAGTGTATGTTTTACAGATCTAACTGGAGTAATTGCAGTTACATCCAACATAACACCCATAAATTGTGAGTGTGATTTGTAAAAATTTGCAGATGATTTTTTTATGGCAGGCATTGTATCTACAATGTGCTTTAACATGCCTTTATATTTTTTATTTAGACTTGGTAATTGTGATATTCCAACAATTGTTAAATCTTTAACTTCTTTTTTCATTTCGCTCCTTCTCTCTTATTTTAGTTGCAGATATTTTCTGTATCTGTTTGGGTAAAACGATTTCTTCAATCTTGTATCCTACGTCTCTACCATAACATATATTAGTAATATTTGGAACACTTATTATCTCAAACTTACCGACATAATCTTTTAATCTTTCTTCAATTCTTCTTTTAATTTCAGAAAACTCATATGGATTAGAATCTGACTTTGGCATAGATCTCACCATAATACAAACTTGACCTGTTTTCTCTAATATCTTTTTAAATAATTCTAAATGCCCATCATGGAACGGTTGCCATCGTCCAAGCATTTGTGCGGTTGGTTTAGAGTAATTCATGTATCTCCTTTATTATGTTATCGTAATTAAAATTAGTTATTTCAAAATCAACTTTTTTAGGTTTCTCAAATACTTTATTGGTATCTTCAAATCTTCCTTTATCAATGGTGTTTATCCAAATCTTCATATCATAGAATGATCTATAAGATTCAAATGGACAAACAAAGTCTACTACAACATGATTCACTGCAAGATCACACATGGTCATCATACGGTTCGCTTGTCGCTTTCTACCTTGCTCTGTAAAATCCCAGTCTTCAAATAGCTTTCTAATATCATCAGCATTAAAGTGTGGTATCTTTTTGCCTTCTATTAATTTTTTAGCAAAGGTAGTTTTTCCAGATCCTGGTAGTCCGAATATAAGTATCTTCATTTCCAAAGTTCATTTAAATTTTTGTATTTATCTATAATGGTCTTTGGAAGTAATTTTTCAAGATTTCGTTTTGTTTTACTTATACTTTTTGTTTTAATGATATGTAAATTATCCCCAACTATCTTATCATCATAACCTTTTCCATTAACTTTAAACTGATTTAATTTAGTGTAGTTATGTTTATAATATGGAATATCTAAAAATTTATATATCTTCTTTAATGTTTTTTCTGGCTCTTTTACTAAATAATTATAATCAATAAATAAGGCAATACCTTCATTTTGTGGTAAAGTTAGATGTTTAATTGCAATAAGTTCTTTTATAATAAGACCATTTGTATTCATTAATGCTTCACACTTTTGTTCAACATTAATGCAACCAATTCTATTAAGAAACGCTGTTTGATTTTCATTAGACCATTCAATAAACGATCCAAGTACTTCTAATACATCTCTAACTAATACTATAATTTTAGGTTTTGGATTAATATAATGTTTTAAGAAAGCTAGATTATTAGGAGCTCCCCAAGGTCCTCTATCAATGATAATTGGTTTATTCCAGTTTCTATAATAAGCAGGAACAACAGATTTAATGACATTGTCAAATGAATCGTGGTCTGGATAATTTAAAAATGTATCTGATTTTTTAAGATTATTTAAATCTTTAAATATTTCTGTAATTATTGAATTTGCTGTAGCTGAAATTTTTGGATTTTGATTAAATAGGGTAGATAGCAAAGTATTGCCAGCTCTTGGTAATCCACATAGATAAAAAATTTTCCTTTCTTTCACGATGTGCAGTGTATAGAGGAAAGTTAATTAAATGTCAATTAATTTGTAAGACCACCATTTCCATTTGAAGCACCTCCCAATCCTTGTCTTCCGACTGTTAAATCACCAAAATCTAAAGCATTGCCTGTAGTTGCAATAGTAACATAATTAATAACATTTGTAATACCTGGACTGCTTCCACCTCCTATAGCAAGTCTAATTTGATTGGAAACACCTGCAGCTCTGTAAGTTGCAGCTATTAAATCTCCAAAGTCTGTTGTATTACCTGTTGATGCAATAGTTATAAAACTCATAACGTTTGTAGCTGAAGGGAATACCCCTCCTGCAAATATTCCTCTTGTTTTAGAACTACCACTTGCAGATAGATATCTATTTTCATTTGGTAAATCTCCAAAATCTGTAGCATTTCCTAAAGATTGAATAGTTATAAAATCTATTACATTAATATAAGTTCCTAAAGCTGGAGTGTCTGAATAACCTCCACCAAATATTCCTCTTGTATTTGATGAAAAACCAGTTCTTTCAACAGCCGTTACAGTGGTATCTCCAAAATCTAATGCATTACCTGTTGAAGCTATGGTTATATAATTTATAACATTTCCTCCCGTTTGATATACATTAACTGTTCCAAAGATTCCTCTACTGGTATCATTCATACCAGCACATCCTTGAGCATTTTGAGTTAAGTCACCAAAATCTTGAGCATCTCCTATACTTGACCAAGTAATAAAATTAATAGAATTTGTTGCAGGATTTCCTCCACTAGCAAAAAGACCTCTTGCAAAATTTCCTAAACCACCAGTTGCGTGTAAAGTAAACAGCATATCACCCCAATCTATTGCATTTCCAGTTGTGGTAATATTAATATAATCAATTATATTAGTATTAACTGGATTCCTACCAGCTCCGAATGTTCCTAAATTTCCTGCTGTTGGCCACGCTCCATCTTGAATGAATAATGATATATCACCGATGTTCCAGATTCCTGATGCGGAAGCCGATGTTGGGTATGAGGACATGTTAGACCTCTCTAACTGATATCTTCGTAGCTAATTAAAACTTCTATTGTGCTAGCTGCGTTTGCATTTCCTACGATTGATCTATCTTCTTCTAAATAGAAACCGTTTTCTTTTCCAACAACAACTAAAGAAGCATCGGCTGGCACTGTAATTGTAGAAGCAATTTCAGTTGATGTTCCTGTCCCACCAGCATTTGCATTATATGCAATTGTAACTGCACCATCATTTGTACCATCAACATTAGATGCAAGTATTGTATTAATTTTGAAAACTTTTCCAGAAGCTGCTGCATTAGCAAGCAGAACTGTACCTGCTGTTGTTGTTAAAGCAAACGTTGTGCTTTTTCCAAAAATTGTTGTTACTGCGACTATATTAGGTGCTGCCATATTTTATCTCCTATTTGATTATTATCCGAAAACCATTGCCATGGCAATAGCTTTTCCAGTTGAAATTCCAGCGCTACTGAAGCTTAATACACCCGCGCCGTTTGTGGTGATCGCTTGTCCTGAACTACCATCTGCCGATGGTAAAGTTAATGTAAATGAAGATGCAACGGTTCCAGCTGAACGAAGTCCTATGTATTGACCACCTGCTGTATCTTGTAATCTTAATTCTCCTTGAGTTAATATATCTAGGCTACTTAATTGTAAATTATCAATAGCATTTGCAACCTCATCAGAACCATCTACATATACAATAGCGTCTTTACCACTTTGAACAGTGTAAGTTACAGCACCACTTCCAGCGGTTAATATAACTGAAGCACCTGCATTATTCTGAATGTAATATTGTTTTTCTATATTTGGTAAAGTAACAGTTGCAGTTGAACCTGCTAAAGTTCCTGTAAATAATATAACTTGATTTCTTCCAGCTTCATCTGAAAATGTTGTTGAAGCGGAATTTGTAGAAAAAGCTAGTGTGGTATTTCCTGTAATAGAAACAGTGATAACACCAGCAATAGCGTTATCAATTCTTTGTAAATTAACGTTGGTTAGT